TTATTGACTTTAATCCAGACGCTGAGTTCTGGGTGCATGAAGACTATTTGAATAATCCGACCGCAAAGTTTATTTATTCCGACCACAGAAACAATCCCTTTGTCCCGAATGAGAACAGAGCCGAAATCGAGGCGCTTAAAGACATCGACATTGAATTGTGGAAAGTCTATGCAAGGGGAATCACTGGACGCATTGAGGGGCTTATTTACCGCAACTGGACGATTGGAAATAGTTTCCCAGATGTGGAGTTTGTTTATGGGTTGGACTTTGGATATAACCATCCCACGACACTGGTCAAATGTGGATGGGACGAAAACAAATTCTATTTAGAAGAGGTCATTTATGAAAGTGGATTGACAACGGCTGACTTAATAGCTAAAATGCAGAAATTAAACATTGGTCAAAAGGAAATATTTGCCGATGCTGCGAGACCAGATACAATCGAGGAACTTTATAGGGCGGGATTTAACGTCTTTAGTGCAGACAAATCGGTTAAAGATGGGATTAACACACTAAAGGCAAAGCCAATCATTCTGGTTGACTCTCCAAATGGAGTCAAAGAGTTCAAAACGTATAAATGGAAAACAGATAAAAACGGCAAAGCAATTGACGAGCCAGTCAAGTTCAATGATGACTTTTGCGATGCTGCCAGATACGGCATATTTAATGGCACAAAATCCCACACTAAAAAAATATCATGGTTTTAGTTAACATCGACAAAGAATATCAGTTCCCTACGCAATTGGACGAAATCACATTGAGGCATTTCATCGACTTGCAAAACTTATTGCATGAGGAAAAATACAACGAAGCGGTCATGCTTATATCTGGAATCAGTCCCGACATTTACGACAAAATCAGTTTAGAGGGAAAATTGGAGTTAACTGGATTGGCTCAGATGTTAGTCAATGGCGAAATTCTTATGGTTGGCGAGCGATTAGATTTATACGAAATCATGGCTTGTCCGATTGGACAATTTGAAGACTGGAAAGCAACCATTGCTGAATTTAAGGATTGCGAATGGAAAGCATTGCCGTTTTTATGCTTGTTAGAGACTGGCGATTATAACTATGACACCAGAACAAACAAGCGCTATTTAGAATATTTAAACTTGCCCGCATCTGTTGCACTTTTTTACCAAAACAAAGTGAATGAGCAGTTTGCAGATATGCACAATAAATTCTTACCTTTGTTTGAGAGCGAATTAGAGGACATTCAATTGGAAGCGGGAGTTCAAAGTCTTAATCAGTTTGGCGGATATGGCACATTGGTGCAATTGGCAGACGGGGTTTATAAAGACATTGAAGTCGTGAGCAAAACAAGCGTTGCTGAGGCATACACTTTTTTAACTTACAAGAAGATTGAAAGAACCTATTTGCAGAACTTAGAAAAATTGAGACGTGAACAAATTAATCGAAATATTCAAGACTAAAGCCGAGCAGACTTATGCTTTCGGCAATGGAACGTTTAACGAGTTAAATGCGCAATCGGACATAAAATATCCGCTTATCTGGATGCTATTTCCTTTGAGCGTAACTAACAACTCGACCAATAACATTATTGTGTCGCAGACGTATTCATTTAACTTGCAATTTCTAACGTCTGGCTCACTTACAGATAAACAATCAAAAATAAATAATCATTTTGACCAGTTAAATAAAATCATGGTTGGATATATCCAGTCAATGCAAATAGAAAATGAAGACTTAGAGAGGGACGCAATGACATTTGGACAAGCAACAATGATAAATAAAAAACAAGACAATGTGCATTATGGTTGGTCGGTTGCGGTATCGGTAACGTTGCCAATTGATTCAAGTTTATGTTGTGATTTATTTGCATGATAGATTTAACGAACACACTGGCTGAATTTAACAAGCTGAATGAGGCGCTTGTAACTGCATTGAACAAAGCGGGGGCATTGTCTGACTCGCATGAAGTTGTTTTGAAAGTGGAAAATACAAGAAGTCAAGTGTCAATCATGGCGAATGATTATTGGTTTTGGCAAAATGATGGCAGGGGAATCACAAAAAATGGAAACTCTCCACCATTAGTTAGACCAAAAATTGATGAGTGGGTCAATAAGTTGCCAGATTGGTATACCAAAAAAAAGGATGGCACACAAGGCAAGAAATTAACAAAGGCAGAGCAAGCATTTTTGGTTACAAGGAAAATACATAAAGAGGGATATAAGGGGAATTTTTACGTTGACAAAACAATCCCAAATTTTGAGGCCGCAATAAATAAAGCGGTATTTGAGGACATACAAAACTATTTTAATAATGAGTTTAACTATTGAAGTTGAGCCGAGTTTAAATACGGCCGTTTACAATCCAGTGCGTTTCGAATTTAATTCGGACGTTACGTCTGACTATACAATCGGAGCAGAAACAGAAGCGGATTTGGGTCTAACGAATAACAATGGTTATTTACAACTTGACTTTTCTTATCCGCATGGAATATTAGCAGGCGATTATATCAAAGTTTCACAGAATGGGGACGTTGAGGCGTATAATGGCGTTTGGCTTGTAACATCTGTCGTGGGTGATAGCTTTACAATCAATGCTCCTTATGTTGGTGCAGGAGTTAGCAATGTTTGGTTTTATAAATATTATAAAAATTACAACGCAGTGATTCGTGTATTCGGATTTAACTATTGCGACAATGGATTCGAGGAACTTGCAAAAATAACTTTAAAGCCAACGTTTGTTTTAGGTTACTGCTATTTTATTATTGACATTGCAGACATCTTAAAGGATTACAATTCCGAGTGTAACGTTGTAACAGATGTAATATCTGGGGACTTGTTTCCTTTAATCAGTCCGCCAATTATTCAGAACAATTTAAAATCATATATTAGATATTACATTTCTTATGCTGAGGGATTCGACAATCCAGTTGGAAACGAGGCTCAGTATGAAGAGACAACACCAAGCGACTTATAAGATATGCCAACAGAATATTATACATCCAACGCAGCGTTGCAATATAACGTAACAAATGATTTAACAGATTATATGTTGAATGACACTGGCGTAACTGGCAAGAAGTTTTTAACAGAAGCGCCATTGACTAAGGTATTAACAGAGAATGAATTGTCTGCGCTTTATTTCCTTTGCAATGACACCAATTTTGTTGCATCTGCTCAATATTCTTATTATAATGCAAGTGGAACATTATTATCGGAAACAACAAACAATCTATACTATTCAAGTTTAACATTATATCACAACGCTATTCCAGTTAATTGGACTGGAGTCAATCCATTGGCGGTTAAAATGAGAGTGCGAATAATTAGAGCAGTGGGTGGCGTTTCAATTACTGAGGAGCGTTTTTATATTAGAGACCAGAACGTTTATTGCAATGAAAAACAAGTAAACTGGTTAAACAAGTTGGGCGGTTATGATAGCTTTATGTTCACTGCGGGTCAAGAAACGGCCATCAATGTGAGACGTGAGAATCCGATTGAGTTTAGCATGGCAACAAATTTTGAGTCGCCAAATAGAATCAATGGCTATCGCTCGCATTCATCTGTTGAGTCGCTAAGTTTAGCAACCAGAGTTGACACAAAAGAGACGGCAGACTGGTTAAAACGTGAATTGATTGACTCAATTGATGTTTACGTTGTGAACGATTTGACTTATGTCCCAGTGAATGTCAAAAATTCATCTGTTGTTTACGATACATGGTCAAAAGATTTCATTGTGAAGTTCCAATTTGAATATGCTTTTCCAATTAACATCCAAACACGATAAATGGAATATACAGAAATTATAATTGACGATTTATACCAATTGGAGTTGGGCGACAAAGCCGTTTTAATTCCGATGACATATGAATTGATTGATATTAAGGACTTGAATAGACGTTCGGGGTCTAAGACAAAAACAATTGTCATCCCCAGAACAAAACAAAATGATAAAATATTCGGATTTGCTTTCAATATCAATGCAAAAAATGCTTTTGATAAATACACACAAAGAAAAATTCGCATCCAAAAGAATAGCCAAGTGTTATTTAATGGACTTTGCAGGTTAACTGAGGTAACAAACGACACAATTTCGTTTTATGCCTTTGCTGAGTTGAGCAAGCTAAAGGAAATATTTGGCACAAGGTCATTAAATGACATCAATCTGGATGACTTAGACCATACTTGGGACGCAACAATATTTGACACATGGAATGGGACTTATCCGTCTGGCGTTCCTGCGGATTATTTTTATCCAATGATTGATTATGGGCAATTTAACAACAGACCGCCTGCAAACAATCCAGAAACAACAGACGTTTTTATAACCGATTTATATCCTGCTCTTTATTTAAAGCGTGCAATCAAACAAATTTGTATTGATAATGGCTACACATTAAAGACAACATTCTTTGATGACTATAATACAAGCAAATTATTGATTCCGTTTAGCAATGCGCAGTTTATCCATTCAAATAAATACCTAATTAAGACAGATGGCTTTTCTGGGAATAGACCAGAAACGTCTCCTTATGCTTTGCCATCGAGTTTGATTCAATATATCGTGCCAATTACGCAGGAAATATATGACCCATTAAGTCAATTTACATCCAATGAGTTTACATCGGTAACAAATCAAAACGTTGACGTTAATATTTCTGGTTTTGTTGATACGTTGGGAACTTATGGAGTGCCTAAAGTATTTGACATTAAATTGCAGTATTATAATAGTGGAACGGCTACATGGTCGGATGTGATTGTTAAAGATTATGGCCAAATTGCAAACGCAGTTCCATTCGAAATTAAAACGAGCGTTGCATTATTCACTGGAGACAAGTTGAGATTTGTGGCGACCAGATATGCAGTTCAATCTGGCGGGTCTGAAATTTTAATTTATCCGAACGTTTATACGATTTATCCAAAAGACGTTAAGTTAAATATTGCGCAAGGGGAAATTGTCCAAATGTCACCAAATTTACCAAACATAAAGCAGTCAGATTTATTTCAGTGGTGCTATAAAATGTTCAACTGGGTAATTGTTGTCGATGACAATAAAGGGCAAATAGAAATAAGCACATATGATTTGTTTTATCAAAATGGCGGACAAAAAGATTTCAGCGAAAAATTGAGTTTGAATCCCAGTCCAGTTATTAACTATCAACCGACAAACTTTTCACGCAAATATGATTTTGCTTATAAGCATGACGAAAAAGATTATTGGTTAACCAGATACGATTTAAAACAAACAACCGACCAACCATACAGATATGGAGACGGACAATATTATTTGACACCAGAGGGCGAGGCTATGTTAATTGGTGAGGTTGGATTCTCTCCGACTATCATTGAAAAGTCATGGAATGGAAACACGCCAGACTATATTTATTTGCCAACGATGTTGGACATTGCAGAGCCAACAATATTAAACACGCAACATGAGCCGAGAATATTAATCAATGGCGGACTTGTAACGATTGACACATTATCAGATGGCTTGTATTCTGTTTTAAATGTCGAGGGTTTTGGCGTTACTGGAAGCGTTCCATTATGCTATTTCCAGAAAAGAAAATATAATGAAAGTGGCATTGACGCATTTGAATTGAACTTGGCATTTAGCACACCAAATGAGGTTTTGAATATGCCTAAAAATTTGATTGATACCTATTATAAATCAGCAATTGATTCGCTTTCGGTATCTGCTCAAGTTACGGCATACTTTAAATTGAGTGGCAAAGATATTACAGAATTAGATTTTGCAGAACTCTGGTATATTTCGTATTTTAGTGCGATTTTTAGACTTAACAGAATTGTGGACTATAATCCAAATTCATTAGGTTTAACAAAAGTGGAATTGATAAACGTGGGAGTATTGGACAGAACACCAGATGAGTTTGGAATAATTGAGCCAGTAACAGAATACACATATCTGGACACAGAAATTTTAGAAGACATAATTACAGAAAACAATAACGACATAATAATTTAAAAAAAAATGGCAAAGAAAAAAATAAGCGGACTGCCTGCGGGTAGCGCTCTAAATGGAACTGAGTTAGTGCCTATCGTTCAGGCAGGAACAACAAAAAGAATCACAACGCAAGACATTGCAAATTTGAGTAATGCAATTGATGTTGATGGTAGTGGCACAATTAATAGACTTGCAAAATTTACTGCAACCTCAACAATTGGAGATAGTGCATTTTTTGATGACGGCACAAATCAGGGAACTGAAACGACAACTGCGATTAATCGTTTTATCATGTCTGCAAATGCTTCGATTGCAAAAATCTTTTCATTCAGAAGTGGGAATTTGCCTCGATGGGCATTTCGTGTGGATGGAACTGAAAGTGGCGCAAATGCGGGAGCAGATTTGGCGATAAGAAGATATGACGATGCGGGAACTTTTATTGATGCTCCAATGACAATGGATAGGTCGGACGGCACAATAAGTGTTTTAAAAGATGCAACAATCAATGGAGTGGCAGTTGGTCGAGGTGCAGGAAGTATTGCAAGTAATACTGCATTTGGTCAAAGTGCTTTAATTGCAAATACAATTGGAACAAATAACACTGCTATTGGCGTTTCAGCTTTAACGGCAAACACAACGGCAGTAAATAACACCGCAATTGGAAGTGGGGCATTAGTTACAAATATTAGTGGAAACAATAACACTGCAATTGGAACATCTGCTTTATCTGCAAACACCTCAGCTAATAACACTGCAATTGGTCGATTGTGTCTCACATCAAATTCAACTGGAACTGCAAACACCGCAGTCGGCGTAAGTGCTTTACAATCTAATACACAATCAAATAACACTGCGATTGGTTTTGAAGCAGGAAAAGCAAATACAAGTGGAACTTTAACTGCAATAGGTTTTCAAGCATTATTAGCAAATACAAGTGGCGGCGCAAACACTGGAATTGGCTCAACATCTTTAGGAAGCAACACAACTGGTGGCTCAAATACTGCAATCGGAAGTGGTGCTATGTTTGGGAATGTTGCAGGAAATAATAATACTGCAATGGGTTTAAATGCTTTGCGTTCAAATAATGCAAGCAATAATGTTGCAGTTGGTTTTGACGCTGCTTTTTCAAATTCAAGTGGAACTTTAACTGCTATTGGTTATCAATCATTAAGAGCAAACACAACTGGAACAAATAATACTGCATTAGGAGATAGAGCATTAACCGCAAACACAACTGGTATAACAAATACTGCTATTGGTCAAGCTGCATTATTTACAAATATTATAGGTAATAACAACACTGCTGTTGGAACAAGTGCTTTATTTGCAAACACTGGGTCTTCAAATACTGCTATTGGTTCAAGTGCTTTGCTAAACAACACCGCAGGAAATAACACCGCCGTAGGCTTTGAGGCTGCAAGTGGAAATACAACATCAACTGGAAACACTGCTATTGGTTATCAATCGTTAAAAGCATCTAACGGAGCAAATAACACCGCATTGGGATTACAATCTTTGCTTGTAAATACAACTGGTAGTCAAAACACTGCGATTGGACAAGTATCATTAAGTGCCAATACAACTGGCTCGAATATTAGTGCTTTAGGCTACAATACGCAAAGTGGTAATTTTAGTGGAAGTATTATTTTGGGAGCAAACGCAGTTTCAACCGCAAATAATCAATTTGTTGTTGGTAGTTCGACAACAAATGCAGGAGCAGTAGCAACAGAAGTTTTAGTTTCAGATAGAAGTTGGGCAGTATTAATTAATGGAACGGCATATAAAATTTTAATGAAAGCATAATGGAATCAATAGAAATAACACCAGAACAAATTGCCCAGAATTATTCTGCGGCAATGGATAGCGTTAACCTTATCACTGAGTTAAGAACAAAAGAAACTTTGACTGAAGAGGATGAGCAAACAATTCAAAGAAATGTTGAGCATTTGGAAATTATGTTGGCCAAAGATTATTGGACAAATGAAGATTTAACACCTTTAAAAATAAAATAATGGACAATAAGTTAGCAAAACAAATCGTAAAAGAGGCATTGAATTTAGCAATCGCAAAAGGTTGTTTTAATTTAGCAGAGGTTTCAAGCATCGTGAAAGCAATTGAGTTTTTAGATGAGCAACCAGATGTTGAATTTGGTAAAGTGGAATAATTTAACGGCGGTCGGGAAACTGGCCGCCATTTAAACAAAGGAAATGGCAGACGAGAAGTCAATAGTATATAATGTCGATATTCAATTCGGCGAACTCCAGAAAAACCAAGAAGAGATTAAAAAAAGAATTTCTGACTTGCGAGAGGAGCAATCAAAATTAGACGTTTCAACTAAAGAAAACCAAAAGGCTTTTAGGGATAATAACGCCCAGTTAAAAGCATTAGAGGGTCAATACAAGTTGAACGAAAAGTCTATTGGCGATTTATCGAATGCCGAGAAAGCAAACACAGACACGACCAATTTTAATAACAACTCAATAAAACAAAATCGTGAGTTGCTAAAGGAATTGAATGCGGAATATATACGACTTGCTAATCCAACCAAAGAACAGACGGCCAGACTAAAGAGTTTAACAGATACTTTAAAGGCTCAAGAGTCTGCAATTGGAGACAATCGCAGAAACGTTGGTAATTATGCCGAATCATTCAAAGGATTAATTGGTCAATTCCCTGCATTAGAGAAAGGATTAACTGGAGTTGGAAATGGATTTAAAGCATTAAGCGCAGGCAATCCATTTAGCTTAATTTTAATGGCAGTAACGCCATTGATTCAGTCATTCATGAAATTAGAACCAGTAACAAATGCAATTAATGGAGTTTTTGAGGGACTAAGTGCGACAATCACAACCATTTCGTCATCGGTTAAAAACTTTTTTGATTTGGTAAGTTCTGGCGGGGGATTATTTGATTCCTTTTCAAACGCATTCAGTGGGTTAGGCTCGAGAATTGGAGAGGCAGCCGCAGAGGGTTACAACTTAGTGCAAGCATTGGACGACTTAGAAGACGCAGAGCGTGCAAACCAAGCGTCAATTGCCCAAACAAATAGGGATGTGGCTATCTTAATTGCTCAATCTAAAGACAGAACTAAGACAGAGAAAGACAGAATTGCTTTATTGCAGGAAGCAAATAGATTAGAAGAGGCACAATTAAAAAAGGATGAGGAATTAGCAAACAGAAGAGTTGCAGTTGCAGCGAAAGCATTATCAAACGCAATTAAAACTGGGCAAGATAGAGACACCGCAGAGCAGAGATTAGCAGATGCGCAACAAAAGCGTTTTGAAATACAACAAGCGGCGGGAACGCAGACAGAAAAAAATCAAGGTCGTATAAATGGATTGATTGAAGCTGAGGCAACATTAAAAGAAAAACAAAAAGAGAAAGAAAAAAAGAATTTAGAAGACCGAGCAAAGGAATTAGAAAAGTTTACTGCCAAAGTTAGAGCGCAATTATCTGAAGAGCAGAAATTAAGGGTTGACGCATTCAATAACGAAAAAGTAATAAACGATTTAAACAGAGCACAATTTGAGGCCAATTTAAAAGAAGAGTTTGCAAATGGATTAAAAACCAGAAAGCAATATGATGACGCTTTAAAGCAATCGCAGATAGATAGAAACAATGAGGAAATTGCTCGACTTGAGAGATACAATGGAATAACTGGAGCATATGATGACCAAATCACTGCGCTAAAAATTGCCAATCAAAATTTGGTAACTGAAAATAAAATTGCAAACGATGAGGAGCAAAAACAATTAGACGAGCAGAAATTGCAATATGAATTAGAACTTGCACAAGTTGAGGCAACTAATTTAGAGGATAAAAATGCAGCCGAAATTGCTATACTACAAAATCAAAATGCTATAATATTAGCAGATACAAAGAAAACAGAAGAGCAAAAGAAAGTTGAGATTGCAAAAAATAATGCTGCAATTGTTAAGATTGAACAAGACACTGCAAAAGCCAGAATTGAGGCGTTGACATCGGTTGGCCAATCGTTCATGGCATTATCTAAAATATTAGGAGAGAACACAAAAGAGGGGAAAGCATTGGCAATCGCTGCGACAATTATAAGCACGTTGACATCTGCGCAAAATATTTATGAGTCAACATCTAAAATCCCTTTTGTCGGCTCAATTTTAGCGCCTATAAATGCGGGAATTGCTTTGTTGCAAGGTTACCAAAGAGTGCGAGAACTTAGAGCCGTAGAAGTCCCACAATTCGCAACTGGCGGATATGTTGACGGCTTTGCAAATGGCGGTTTATCTGGAACTCGAATTGGCTCTGGAATGGGAATGCCTATTCGCAGAAAAAATGGCGATAATTTATTAGCAACAATTAAGACTGGAGAGGTTATTTTAAACCAAAGACAACAAGCGGCTTTAGGTGGCTCAAATACATTTAAGCGCATTGGAGTCCCTGGATTTGCTAACGGCGGGATGGTAACTCCAGACGCTGCGATTGATAGCAGTATTAACATTGCAGAAGCGTTGAAAGGATTACAATTGGTAGTAAGCGCAACCGAAATAACAGAAGTTCAAAACAGACTTAGAGTAATAGAAACAACAACATCACTATAATGGCAAAAGCAAAAGCAACGGCACAGAAAACCAAACTTAATTTCGGCAAACGAAAGTCTGGCAGAGCAGCGAAAGCAAAAAATAAACAACCTAAAAAATACAGAGGACAAGGTCGATGAACATTGAAAAAGAATTTTATACCAGAATTGACACCACATTTGGTGATTGTAACAATGTTGCATACCATTTAGCTGAGAAATGTGCGCTAACAACTGGCGACATGGAGAGATATTTGATTCGTTGTGAATACGAAGAGCAAGTCATTAAGAATAAAAAAAGCAAAATGATTATTTATGCTGACTTAGCTGAGAAATATTGCAAGTCTATTCATTCGGTCATCTATATAGTAAAGAAAATCTAATTGTAAAAAGTTTACAAAAACTATATTTCTATTTCCGTTAACTTTGTTAACATGGAAATTTATAATTTATTAATCAATAAGGACATTGGCACTGACAAGGGCGAATTGTCTGCGGATTACGTTAGGTCTGAAATTTCAAAGGCACAATCACAAGGGTCAAAAGAAATTAGATTAATTATTAACTCACGAGGCGGTAGCGTTTACGAGGGTTTTTCTATTTATAACGACTTGCAGGACGCAGGTTTAAAAATTACCGCTTACATTCATGGCTTTTGTGGCTCAATTGCTACATTAATTGCATCGGCTGCAAGTTATGTTGAAATGTCTGAGACTGCTCAGTATATGATACACAATGCAAGTGGCGGAGCGCAAGGCACTGCAAACGAAATTAAGTCAACGGCTGAGGCTTTGTCTCAAATTGACACAATTCTGGCTCAGAATTACGCTAAAAAAACAAACAAATCAATTGAAGACATCATGACTATGATGGACAAAACAACTTACATGACGCCACAACAAGCCAAAGAAATGGGATTTGTGGACGCAGTGAGAATGCCAATTGCCGCTTACGGAAAATTTAACGATAAAATAAAAATGGATTCAAATTTCAAAAACAAAATTGCTTCAGCATTCAAGGCTATTGAGGAAGCATTAACTGGCGCAGAGCCAACAAATTTCGTTGAGCCATTGGCAGACGGAATGACTATTCTTTATGGAGAGGGTGAATTAGAAGTTGGGAAACCAGTCTATATTAACGCTGAAATGACAGAAAAAGCACCAGAGGGTGAGCATGCTTTAGCAGCAGGCAAAATTATCATTGTTGACGCAGCAGGCGTAATTGTTGAAATCAGAGAAATCGAAGTTGAAGTTGTTTCTGAAGCAACTAACAAAGTCGAGGAATTAACCGCACAAGTTGACGCATTAACTGCTGAAATCACTGCATTAAAAGAAGAGAAAACAACAATTGAAACTGCAAGCGCAGCATTCAAAGCAAAAATGGACAAAGAGTTCAAAGCATTAAAGTCATTAGTTGAAACGGCTGAGACTAAAGTTCCAAACGCAGCAGCAGCAAAGGCAGAAGTTAAAACGTCTCCATTTGATGTGGTAGCAGCAAATTTAAAAAAACAATATTAATTAAATAAAAAATAAAACAACAAGAAAATGGCAGATGTATTAGACATTAACGTTAGTTGGGCAGGGCAACAAGCTAACGAGGTTTTAATAAAACCAACGTTTTTAACTCCAGAGTTACAAAACGAATTTCGTATCATTTTAGATATTAAATCAAAAAGACAATTAGCATTAGACACAATTCTTTCTGGCGTAGTACGTCCGTCTGTTGGTTGCGGTCGTGATAATGCAGGTGATGTTGTTGACATTACTGAAAAATTCATTGAGGTTTGTGATTTGAAAGTTAATTTAGACCAATGTGCTAAGAACTTAAAAAACACTTTCATGGAAGAGTATTTGAGAACTGGTAACGAGGCTCAAAACTTAGAGGGAACAATCGTTGAAAACTACATTATTGAGAAAGTTACAAACGCAGTGCGTTTAGACGTTTACGATATTGCTTGGTTTGGTGATGAGAACTCAACAAATGACACTTTAGCTTCATGTACTGGTATCTGGACTCGCTTAATTGCAGGTGCAAATGCTTACGATGTTGAAAAAGTAACTATTCCAGCTTCATTAGGTGATTGTACTGCATTAGATACATTGCGTTCAATGTACGAATCAGCACCAGACATCTTAGACCAAATGGCAGAGGGTGATAAATATTTCGCTTTGACCAGAGAGTTATATGACAATTATTTGACTTGTCGTGAAGATGCTTGTTGTGGTGATAAATCATGGGATATGGTTGAGGCAGGTGCAAGAATGTTAATGTTCAGAGGCATTCCAGTTTACAAAAAATCGAGATGGTCTCAAATCATCAATGCAAACAACATGAATCACAAACATCGTGCGGTTTACACATACAAAGAGAATTTAGTAATTGGTACAGATGCAATTTCTGACACAAATACATTAGATTTCTTCTATGATAAAAGAGACAAAATGAATTACATCGATGCTGAGTTCAAAATGGGAACTCAATACATCTATGGTGATTTATCAGTTATCGCTTTATCATAATTTTTAACTTAAAAAAAAGGAGACAATATCATGCCATGTGGAATAGTTAGTGGATTAGCTTGTGCGACTTGCGAAGATTTGCAGTCAGTAGGCGGAATAAAAGCCAAAAACATTTACGTGGGTTCACTATCGGATTTGACCGATAGTGGATTCACGACAGATAGCGAGGGTGTTGTTACTGCAATCGGTTTACAACCTTATAACTATCTTTACAAGTTTTGCGCAAAAACAAAAAGCGCAGGAGCAAGTCAAGAATTGGTTACTGGTGAGAACAATATCAAATCGTTTACACAAACGATTACTGGTAAATTTCAGCAACAAACTCAAGACGCTAAAAATGTTTGGGATAATTTAAAATTAATTGACGATTTATTCGTTGTAGTTGAAAAGACAAATGGTTCTTTTGAATTGTACGGAAAGTCAGCAGGTTTGGAAATCACTGCGCTTACAAAGGCGACTGGAGTTCTAATCGGTGATGACAATGCGTTCAACATTACTTTGTCTCAGCCAAATGGCGGAGAATCAGAGTTAGCACCAGATTTCTTTGTTACAAGCTACCAAGCGACAAAATCATACTTAGAAAGCAAAATTGCTTAATTAGTTTTATTAAAAATGTTTAGAGAGGCGTTATGACATGTTCATAACGCCTCTCTTTTTTTTGTGAAATATTACTATATTTGCCTTATGACAATTCCAGAACTTAAAATATATGTTGACTCGCAAGGCGGGCAAGCTATGAACAGAAAGGATATAACGTGGAATCTAATATTTGACATGTACAAAAGAGCAACTGGCAATAGGTTGTCAACTGGTTGCGGGTCGTGTTATAAAAGAGCATACAGATGGCTACAAAATCAATAATTTATCAAATCTTTTTTGACGAAAAGACAAAAAAATATATTACTCCAAATGCGATTGGATATGACAATTCAATTTACGAGGGTAAAGAGTTGCAACCTGCGTTTGAAAACCACATCATTCGTGAGTTAATCGAGCAGGGGAAGCATAAAGAGGCTGAATACTTTGGCGTTTTCTCATGGCAGTTTGAATCTAAAAACTCCTATTGGCTAAAAAACTTAGAGGCGGATGTCAAAGACGCTGACATATACACATTTTATAGGTTGCACACGCAGCCAAACGTCTGGAGAGTTGCTGAGAACTGGCATTCTGGAATTATTAAAACGGCTCAACATATCTTTGACCAATTTAATGGCTTAAAAATAGACCGATTGCAGACGCCGACCATTTATCAGAATGCTCACGTTACACGTTCAGAGATTTACGAGGAATACGTTACAACGTGGCTAATTCCATTAATGGATATAATGGCAAATGGTGAAAATATATGGTTGCAAGAACATTTATACACTGACACCAAATATAAATCTGGTCGTTTCTCTAAAGAGCGTATTAAAGCAATCACTGGCGTTGAGTTTTATCCGATGCACACATTCATTTGTGAGCGTTTTTTCTCGACTTTTTGTGCAACTAAAAACTTTAAAATTAAACATTTATGCTAAAGGTAAAATTGACAAGCAATTATGCTACGTCTGAAGTATTAGCGAGCGAGGTGATGCGCCAATTTGCTCCAAAAAACGAGGTGAAACCATTTAAGTTCACGAGTGGCAATGATTATGATTTGCTTTTTATATTTAATAATACAACAGAAGAGATAAAAGACCCTGCAAAAACGTTTGCATTTGCTCAAGAACCAAGTTGGTCTGAGAATTACAAAGATTGGAATGGTCAAGTAGCTGAGTTTATTGCACCAGTAAACAACCAATTGCCAATGATGTTTAATTGGAGTGGCTTAGATTATGAAGAGGCAATCAATTTGAAATCTGAAAAGACTAAAAAATGCAGTTTTATTGTGGCTAAACAAGAACCGAGAGAGGGGACGTTGTATGGATTTAGAAACGAACTGGTCGAAAAGATATTGGCCTCAGATATGGACATCGATATTTACGGCAAAGGTTGGGACATTAAAGATGCCAGATACAAAGGCGAACTAAAAGATAAAAAAGACGGATTGATTGATTATCACACGTCAATTTGCATTGAAAATTCTATTGAGGATTACTACGTAACTGAAAAATTCTGGGACATTGTGATTTGCAATGCTTTTCCAATACCTTATACCGCTATTGCAGAGAATACAATGCAACGCTTGGAGGCTATTATTTCGCTTGCATCTGTTGGGGATTCGCAAAAACTTGTAGAAGAGCAAAAAGAATATTATTTTAGCGACTTAAACATTTATAATTACATTAAAAGCAAATGCCAATCTGCATAACTTTCGGAACAAAGGATTATCAACAAGCTATCGATAAATTGCATAAATCCATGAGCAGATTTATGTACACAAAAACGTTTAGCGAGAAGAGTGTTGAAATGCTTTTTGATGCTTACCCAGAGCATCTATATTCGTCTCGAGGTTATGGTTGGTGGCTTTGGAAACCTTATTTAATAGATTACATTTTGAGCATTATTGACGAGGGCGAATATGTCATGTATCTGGACTCAACAATTGAATGCCTAAAGAATCCAAATGACTTAATCAAAGAGGGCGAAAATATAAAGCTATTTCATAACGGACAAAGGCATATTGATTGGTGCAAATCTGAGACATATTATGACATGGGCGTTGTTTGCATGCCAGACCAATTACAAGCGAATGCAGCAATCCAAATTTATAGAAATACACCAGAGACCAGAGCATTTGTGCAGGAATATTTTAATCTTTGCTCGCAATTAATGTTAGTCAATGATGAGTTCAATCCAGATTATCAATTGAGCGGTTTTAAAGGCCATAGACATGACCAATCTATTTTAACTAACTTAGCGGTCAAATACAATATTAAATTGAATACATCGCCTTGCCAATGGGGCATGGGTGCAAATGCTTACTTTAACCATCACAGAACAATATGAACATTTACAAAATAATTTTAGCGTTTATCGTTTTGCTTTCTTATAATCGTATTTATAAAAAAGACTGGAAATTCTTTAAAGAATATGGCGGCTCTCGCATTTATTATACAAAAACAATTATCACAATTTTAATTCAGTTAGGTATTTTCTTTATAATTTACAAAGCATGACAATAAAAGGCGTATTAAGGAAAGACGATGACGGCCTATATTTAGAGGTCGTAAAAAAAATGTATTTGAATGACTACATTATGAGCGTTGAGCAGGCAGAAAAATTAAATAAAATAATAGGTAAAAAAATCACTTTAGAATATGAAGACATTAGTCCAGTTGGCGCTGAAAAATAAGGCTCAACAAAAACCATTAGAATTTAAAGAGTTGTTGCATGCGCTTAACTCAATGAAGAGCAAAAAGATTGCAGTTGAAATTGGTAGTTATGACGGCGGGTGCTTACATGCTTACAAAGGTTTGTTCGACAAAGTTATTTCAATCGATATTGAAAAGCGTTCAAATATTGAGGGCGTGGATTATTTAATTGGCGACTCTAAAGAGTTGAAAGCCGATTTAATCAAAGCACTGGGCAATAGCAATGCAAAGATTGATTTCCTTATGATTGACGGCGACCATACATATGAGGGCGTAAAGGCAGATTTCGAAATTTATTCTAAGTTTGTGCGCAAGGGTGGGGTTATTGCTTTTCATGATATATTAGACACGCCAATACATAGGGAATTATTTTGCCGAGTGGATAAGTTTTGGAATGAAGTTAAAGACGGCAAAGAGCATGACGAATTTATTGAGGGTTCTGACTGGGGCGGAATTGGAATTTTATGGATATAATTATAACTTGCAAAGATAGATTGCCACACTTAAAAAAGTGCATTGCAACTATTAAAGACAAATCAAAGATATTCGTTGTTTGTTACGGCGATGAAATGGCATTTAGATATTGCCAAAATAATGGAATCCGCTCGAGCCTGACGGCCGCAAAAGATTTCCATTTGTCAAAGGCCAGAAACTTGGGGGTTGCTGAAACTACGGACGAATGGATATTCTTTTGCGATGCGGACACCATACTTGACCCGACATTTTTTAATAGCTTAGATTTAAAAGACGGCAATTATTACACTGGAGAGCCAGATTGTTCAGGAAATTGCATCGTTAAGCGCTCAGATTTTATGGGTTACGACGAAAACATCAAAGGATATGGCGGAGAGGATTCCGATTTATATATTTCTTTAACCAGAAATGGGATTCAAAAAAACTTTATTAAGTCAATGCGATACATTCCACATTCAGATTTTGATAGGACAAAGAACTATGGAAACAATAAAAAATGGGAGCAGCAAAAGAAAAACATTATCTATTTAATGAGCAAGCATCCGCATGAATTTATTTTTCCGCAATATGTTCCAAACGAAATGAAACTACTTTTTGTATGATATACAACTCAATTGTAATTAGTTTGCTATGCTTTGGCTTTTATCGGTCAACCAGACATGGGAATATTTTATATTTTGTCCAAAGATTTGCGGATAAATTACCAAAGATATTTGGAAAGCCGATTTGCTTGTGTCTCACTTGCATGTCATCGTTTCACACATTGTTGTGGCATCCGATTTTATTTGGGATAAGCGTTGACATTATTCCAACCATCTTAATTGTGGCCTCATTTAATTACTTTATTGATTTAATAGTCTCGAATTATGAATAAACTGGCAGGCATTTGGAATGTTTGGGATGGCGACGAGCATTTGCGCCGTTCAATTGAGTTAATCAAACCACATTTGGACGTTGTCATTGTCGTTTACCAAAACGTAAGCAACTCTGGAGAGTTTTATGAGCCAACTTTGCCACATGAATTGATTGACTTAACAGAATTTTACATCCCTGCGGTTGGGCAAAGTGGCCAAGCAAATGAAACAATCAAAAGAAATAGAGGTTTGGAACTTGCAAAGAGCGTTGGTTGCACCCATTTCATTCAAATGGATTGCGACGAAATGTATTTTAGCGAGGATTTTGAGCGTGCAAAGGAGCAAGTTTATATTGCGGAACTGGATGCAAGCTATTGCAGGCTAAAAACCTATTATAAATACCCAACAAAACAACTATCGCCAGACGAAGACTATTTCGTTCCCTTTATTCATAAAATTTACAAGGAAACAATCATGTGTTTCGACAAAAAATATCCTGCGTTTGCAGACCCAACAAGGCGAACCAATACTTACGCCAAACATAAGCAAATTGAATGGCTAAGGATGCACCATTATTCGTTTGTCCGCAATAATATTGAACGCAAGTTGAGAAATTCGTCATCGTCAACCGCATTTGATGGGCAATATGAAATCTGGAATCGTTTTGAACAGACTGGCGAAATGATACATTTCAAAAATTATAAGACAATTGATGTCCCAAACCATTTCGATTTGTAAAAATATTGCAAACGGATATTTAAAAATAAAAGTAAATTTGTAAAAATGGAACTAACTCAAATATCAGACAATTATTTCATGTTTACGGCTAAAGCGCCTGCGGATTTATCTGTTTTTAATCAAACGGATGACACTGCAAACAAAATTGTGCGCTATGGCAAGGACAATAATTTTCCTCAAGAACTAATTAAGGCGGTGCAGTCGTCTCCAATTGCAAACGCATGCGTTGAAACACATGCAAAATTTTTGTATGGGGATGGTTTATATTTTGAAACTCCGACTGGAGAGGAAACAGATTTCTCGAGAAAATTGAGCGAGGTTTTTAACGAGTCAATGTTCCAACGCATTTGCTATGACATGGCATATTTTGAAAGTTTGGGATTGATTATGAAATGGGATTTGAATGGCTTTTTAAAAAGCGTTAAATCTCAGGATTTTTCAACCATTCGTTTAGGTATTCCAAACAAAGATTTTGAAATCACATTTGCTAAGTTGTCAAGTAACTGGCAACAAGAAACAAAAGACAGAAGATACAAAGCCGTTCCGATTGATTTATATAATGACATCGAAACAAAAGCTAAAATTTCAAACTATAATACCAATTCATTATACGAAGACTTTAGCAAATGGAATGGTACTTTGAAATATATTCGCAGATATAAGCCAGGCCAAGTATATTATTCACAACCTAAATATGCGTCTGCATTAAAATGGATTTATGCCGATGGGCAAATTCAGAATTTCCATGCTAATAATATTGACAACTCTTTTGCACCTGCATTTATCGTTTACGTTCCGTACAAATTAACTGGCGAGGATGAAAACGGCAAGGACATGAAAGAGTCATTGAGAGAATACATTGCAGACAGATTAACTGGCGCAGATAATGGCGGTAAATTTGCGATTTTGGATGGCTCATCAAAAGAGGGGTCAATCCAGATTATACCATTTAGCCAGAGTACGTCTCATGAAATGTATATCACACTTTCTAATTTAATTAGAGACCATATTGCAACGGCGTTTCAAGTGCCATCTATTTTAGCAGGGATTCAGGTTTCTGGAAAATTAGGAACTGCAAAAGAAATTGCAGACTCTTCAATTTATTATCAGAATGCAGTCATTAAACATGACCAAAATTTATTGATGTATGAAATGAATGCACTGGCAAAATTAATGGATGGTTACGATGGCACTATTATAAAAGTAACAAACTCGATTCCTTTGGCTTTTGTTGCTGACTCGTTTGCAGGTGCATTTACAGAGGACGAAATCAGAGAGGCTTTTGGATATAGTCCTAAAAAATTAGAATCAATTACACCAATTAACCCAGTTCAATAATGGCTTGTTGCAGTTGTCAATTCATAACACAAACAGATTTTTATGGCATTGTGCCGCTTTCCAGAAATGTTGAAAGTCAGGACATTGATATTGCTATTAAGAACACACAAATAACATACATTAACCAATTGCTTTGTCAGGATTTATTCGATGAGTTATGTACACAAATTGAAAACGATTCTTTGACTCCCGCAAACGAGGAATTAATGTGCTATTTGAAAAAAGTTCACGTTTGCTATGCTTTCGGAGACTTTATGTTTTTTCACCCAGTGCAAGTAACTAAAGAAAGCGTTGTCAGAAAGGTAACGGACGAAAGCGAGTTTATTGATTTTGACACAAACGAAAAGCAAGCTAATTATTGGAGACAGATTGGTAAAAACTACGCCAGAGAAATGTTCGAATGGCTGAAGTTAAATGAGAATTTGAATCCATTATATGACCAAGCGTCATGTAATAATTGCGATGAGACTAAAAATTTAGAAAACTGGGGAATATGCTAACAATTTATCAAAACACAACGAGCGAAATAAGCATTAGTTTGCCGAGCGTGCATGACTATTATTTATTTGTTTTTATTAAAGATGGCGTTATTGAAAAAACTATCTATGAGACAATTCCATGCGATGACTTTTGTTTTGTTTTAATTGAGAATATTGAATTAGGCATTTGGGACTTAAATATTTTTGGACAATCGAGTCCATCAAATTTAGACCCAAATTTAGCAACGTTCCTTTATGACAATGACGTTGAAGTAAAGGTCAATTATAGTGATTATATAGTAACTCAAAAATGTGATTATCTAATTACTGAGGGGAATGATTTTATAGTTACAGAATGGTAGTTATTGAAGCGAACATCGACACGAAAGTTGTTTTGTTTCTCGAGGAAACTTATAGCTATTATTTATTTCAGTACACCAGAAATAATGGTTGCGATGAGTTTATTGATGTTATTACCGCAGTTGAATGCGATTTTTATACATTCATTGTGAATGTGGATTTGCCTACTGGGTTTTGGAATTTAAAAGTTTATGGACAAGACGATTATTCAAACTTAAATCCCGCAAATGCGACTTTAGTATTTGAGGACATGGCCAGAATAATCAATTTAGCAGATGAGTGTTTATTATGAGAAATTGGTTAGTTAAAAGTTTAGACGTTATTATCATTTATTTAGTTACCTATTTCTCTCCGACATTCTCGGTTTTGATGGGAATCAGCTTTCTGGTGCTAATTGATTTTATCACTGGTATGGTTGCCGCTTATAAAAGAGGTGAAGCGATTACAAGCCGTAAAATGAGGCCAACAATTACCAAAGGAATGGGCTACATGTTTGCAATTTTAGCAGGTCATGTTTTTCAAAGACATTTTTTGCCAGAAATTGAGGTAATGAAAATCGTATCTGGTCTAATTGCGTTTATTGAGTTAAAGTCTCTGGACGAAAACCTAAAAGACATGACTGGCAAAAGTCTATTTAAACAATTTTTTAAAGAGGGCAAATAATGAATTTAGATAAACTGAAAGGGCATGTCCCAGCTTCGGTTATTGCTCAAATCCCTTTTGTTGTTAATCAATATAAAATCAACACAGCTTTAAGGCTATCGCATTTTCTGGCTCAATGTGGCCACGAATCAGCTAATTTCAGAGCAGTCAAAGAAAATCTCAACTATTCGGCTGAGGGATTAACTAAAACATTCAAAAAATATTTTCCAACTTTAGAGGTTGCCAAAGATTATGCAAGGCAACCAGAGAAAATTGCATCAAAGGTTTACGCCAACAGAATGGGAAATGGAAATGAAGCGTCAAAGGATGGGTTTAAATATTTAGGCAGGGGATTTATTCAGCTAACTGGCAAGGCTAATTATATTGAATTTGATAAAAGCGTTCCAGAGGATATAATAAACAATCCAGAACTGGTTGCAACTAAATATCCTTTGGCATCGGCTGCATGGTTCTGGAATAAAAATGGATTGAATGCAATAGCAGACAAAGGAGCAACGGATGCGGTTATAACGTCAATAACTAAACGAGTAAATGGCGGCACAATTGGCCTTTCAGATAGGATTCAGCATTTCAATGAGTTCTATTCCTTACTTGGCTAATTTGTTATTATTAAAATTATTGCTAATTTGCACAAAATTAGACCCTAAGACATGAAATACGAAAAATTTATCGTTGCAAATCTCGATTTATTCGAACAGATTGGCAGAAACAAAACACAATTTTCACAATTATTAAAGGAAAGTTATCCAAAAGAACTTGGCTCAACTAATTTAGAGGGAATTAGAGCAGGGGTCAAAGCATTTTTCAGGGATAATCCATTGCCAAGCATTGAGCAACCAATTGAAAAAATCAAAGACATTAGCATTGTCATTCAAGAAGACCGAAAAAACAAGGCTTTAATGGCTCAGCTAAATGACGTTAAAAAGAAAAACGAATATTTGCTTGCTAAACTGGAATCAATTGAGCAGGCTTATGATGACTTGTTGGCTATCAAAGAAAAAAGCGACACATTAGAAATTAAATTTGAGAAATCGAGCGGCTCAAAAAATATGGGAACGCCAATTATTTCATTGTCGGATTGGCACATTGAAGAGAACGTGAGACGTGGCCAAGTTAACGGATTTAATGAGTATAATTTAAAGATTGCAGAGAAACGCTCAATGGCCGTATTTCAGAACATGGTCAAATTAATTGATAAAGAAAGCAAAGACGTTCACATTAAAGACGTTGTAGTTTGGTTGGGTGGCGACTTTATATCTGGATATATCCATGACGAATTAGTCGAGTCAAATAACCTTTCGCCATTGCAGGCAATCCGAATGGCAAAGCAATTAATTATGAATGGATTTGAGTTTTTATTAAAAAATACTAAGGTTAATTTTATTATACCATGTTCGGTTGGTAATCATGGCAGGAATACAAAGAAAATGCACATCTCGACCAGTTCTGCGACCAATTATGAATACATGATGTATTCGGATTTAAAGGATTTATTTAGAAACGAGAAACGAATGACATTCCACATGCCAGAGTCAGACGATTGCTATGTCAAAGTTCTGGGCAAAACAATTAGGTTCTTTCATGGCGAGGCGGTTAAATATGGGGGCGGCATTGGCGGGTTGACAATTCCTTTGATTAAATATTTATTAAGAAAAGATGAACAAAGAAAAGCCGATTTTACTTGTTTAGGCCATTTCCATCAATTATTTTACCCAACAACCAGTTGCTGCGTTAATGGTTCATTGATTGGATTGTCTCCGTATGGCCACAAGGCAGGATTCAAACCAGAAAAGCCCGCACAAGCGTTCACATTATTAGATGAAAAGAGAGGTATTTCAGTTAAAATTCCGATATTTGCAGAATGAGCGACAAACCAGAAAACCAGAACATCGATGAGGACATCGAGGACATGTCAGATGAGGACATATACAAAGAATTATATTTCCTAAAGGAGTTTTTATGGGAAATTGAGGAAAACACATTATTGTATTTTCCAAATAAAAAAGTTGAATGGCAGACTGAGGTCATTAAGTTAATTGACCAGAGGTTAAAATGGTTAAATTTTGAGGATGAACAAGAATAAGATTTTAGAGAGCATTGAAAAGGAAATAACGCAATTAGAGGAAATAATAAAAAAAAGAAAAAAGAAATATAATGAGGTTAAGCATAGTAATATTGGCAATCATTTTGACCAGTTGTGGAGTCAAGAAACAATCGACAAGCGTTGAGACCCAGACAAAGAGCGAGGTTAAGATTGAGACGCAAACAAAGGTTACAGAGGTTGCCAACGATTCGTCTGTTATTGTTATATTGGAGACTATTGACTACCAAGTTTGCATCGATACGATGGGCAAAATTCAATCAGCGCCAAAGAAGTTAACCAGACAAATAATTCAAAAGCGAAAATCAGCCGTTGTGAGACACGAAGAGGTTAAGAGTAAACAAGTATCAGTTGAGCAAAAAAAAGTCGAGCAGAAGTCAAAAGAAGTGGTTAAGGAGAGCGGAGTTTGGTCTCTCTGGTTGTTTGGTTTAATTATATTACTTGCTTTTATTATTTATATTGTAGCAAAAATGAAAGTTTTTTAGTTTTAGGTTCATAGTTTGGAAGCCGTACAGAAATGTGCGGCTTTTTTTTTGCCCTAAAATCTGGCTTTAAATACTTAAAATCGCAGATTATAAAAAAAATATTAAAAAAAAATAAAAAATGTTTTGTTTTTTAAAAAGTTAAAACGATATTTGAATATCAAATCAAACGAAAACTATTAAAAACTAAAAACATGAACAGATTAAAAACTAAACACTCGGATTACACAGACGCACAATTCAAAGAAACATTGTTAGGCTTTGCAACTTTGATTATTGGATTCATTTCATTTATGGGTTTTTTATTTTATTATTTAGGATAATGGGAGCAGTTAAAACGGCGATGACATTGGCAAGTTTGCCAGTGAATTCAGAATGCGAAATATCAGACATTATCATGAATGGCTCAACTTACATTGTTAGCGGTTATTATACAACCAACGAAAATGAGGAGCAAAGCTATCTGGTTATAACAGAAAAGGAACTGGACAAATACTTATCGGAATACTATTCTATTGAAGAGGTTAAATCAAATATCAAAAATGGAAAATATATTATCATGACAGATGGCGAGGGCGAGAATGCAACGTTTATTCCATTTGACCAGTTTATTGATGAGAACAAATACGAATTATTTTATAATCTAATTAAAAGCGAAAGTGGTAAATTTTAAATTAAAAGGGAAAATCGAAGCCAAAGAAAATGGAGTCGATTATATGATTAAGCAATTCAATTCGGAAATTATGGTTTATGCTTTTGAGGGCAAAGACTTGTCGGTTGAAAATAAGTTTATTGAATTAAGGGACGCAATGAAATATGTCCGAGAGCATGCCAGAAAAAAAGCGGGCGAAATATCTAAAACTTACAACCAGACAATCATTGGTAAATTAAAACTGGGTGAAGACTATTCAGTCCCAGAGGCTGAAATCAAAAACCAACGCTCTCTGGTTTCTTATTACAGAAAGACCAGAAATAGAGACTACATGTTTGACGTTTTTTATAATAGTGGTAAATTTTTTAAAATAACGAGAATAAAATGATAGCATCACACATCGAGGCATTTGGCCAAGTATTAAGCAAACAAGGTTTTGTATTAATAGAACGAATCGAAGAGCCATTTATGGCGCATTTTATTAAAGATGAATTCGAAATAAAGTTGAACTGGGAGACATTCACATTGCCGAATTGTTACGCTCCGCTTTATTACCCAGACTCAGAAGACCAAGCAATGACATTGCTTGCATGTCATGGAATCATTAAATTACCCAGAGACTACAAAAGCGACTCAGAAAAATTAAATTTAATCGTTAAATGTGGCTCATTAGTTAATCAAAGTTTAATCAATCAAATAATAAAATCATGAAGTTAATCCATACCTATCCACACAGACAAGAAGAGGACGGATGTCCAAAGACAGAAGT